ACTGGTTTGGTTACAGCAGCGCTGACTGCTGAGAACACATTCACCGATTGGATCTACTCCACAAAAGAGTTCAATCTCTCAATCTCTGGCACGTTTGTAGGCACGATCACAGTGCAACGGGCTTTCGATACGGCTAGTCCAGATGCCGATGCGCGTGATGTTGATACGTTTACCGCTCCGATTGAAACCTATGGCTTTGAGCCATCTGGCGTTGCATTGTATCGCGCTGGCTTCAAGACTGGTGAATTTACAAGCGGAACGGCGAATATTCGCATTGGCCGGTAGGAGGCCATCATGGTTGCTAAGAAGTTTCAAAACCCCAAGGGCGGCCTGAACGAAGCGGGTCGCAAGCACTTTGAGGCAAAAGAAGGTGGCAATCTAAAGGCTCCTGTCAAAAAGGGTACGAACCCAAGGCGCGTTAGCTTTGCTGCGCGTTTTGCTGGCATGAAAGGCCCAATGAAAGACGAGAAGGGTCGGCCTACTCGCAAGGCATTGGCTCTCAAGGCATGGGGGTTTGGATCTGTTGAGGCTGCTCGCAACTTTGCCCAGCGGAATAAAAAAGGATAATTAAATGGCTCGGCTGAATGTAAGAGATATTATTGAACGTGAGGCCAAGGCTCAGGCTCGCAAGGATGAATGGCGCTCGATCTATGAGGATTGCTATGAGTTCGCTCTACCGCAGAGAAACCTATACTCAGGCTATTATGAAGGCGGTGTAGCTGGCAAAGGTAAGATGTCTAGGGTCTTTGACTCTACGGCCATACATGCCACCCAGCGCTTTGCTAATCGCATACAAGCTGGTTTGTTTCCTCCGCAAAAGGAATGGTGTCGCCTTGAGGCTGGTTCTGGAATACCGGAGCAGCAACAGCCCCAGGCTCAGGCTGCGCTAGATGCTTATACGACCCGCATGTTTGAGGTTATGCGCCAGACTAACTTTGATCTGGCTATGGGTGAGTTTTTGCTGGATCTTTGCGTAGGTACTGCCGTGATGATGGTGACACCTGGTGATGAGGCAACACCTATTCGGTTTACGCCCATCCCTCAGTATCTAGTCGCTATCGAGGAAGGCACATTTGGAAACGTCGATAACGTCTATCGTAAGCTGCGTATGAAGGCTGAAACGATACCACAAGAGTTTCCTGATGCTGAGATAACCACAGAACTGGCCGAAGCGATAGCACAATCGCCATCCAAAGAGATCGATCTAATGGATGCAGTGATCTATGACTATGAGCGGGCTATGTATTGCTATCACGTTATATGGCCAGCCAAACGGCAAGAGCTTGTGTATCGCACAATGAAGTCATCTCCGTTCATCGTTGCTCGCTATATGAAGGTGGCCGGTGAGATATATGGCCGTGGCCCATTGGTTACAGCTATCTCTGACATCAAAACGCTTAACAAAACTGTTGAGTTGGTTCTTAAGAATGCTTCTCTAGCAATCGCTGGTGTATATACAGCGGCAGATGATGGCGTTCTTAATCCACAGAATATTAAGATACAGCCTGGTTCGGTCATCGGTGTCGCTCGTAACGGTGGCCCCCAGGGTGCGTCACTGGCTCCTCTCCCTAGAGCCGGTGACTTTAATGTCAGTCAGATCGTGATGAATGATCTGCGCATGAACGTGAAGAAGATCCTGATGGATGACACGTTGCCACCTGATAATATGTCTGCTCGATCAGCAACGGAGATTGCAGAAAGATCGCGTGAGCTTGCGACCAATCTGGGATCTGCCTTTGGCCGGTTGATAGATGAGACAATGGTTCCGATTGTATCGCGCATTCTGTTTATCATGGATCAGCAAGGCTACATAGATCTGCCTCTGAAGGTAAACGGCGTTGAGGTTAAGGTCACGCCGGTTGCGCCTCTGGCTCAGGCTCAGAAACTACAAGATGTAAATGATATTGTGCAGTTTATGCAGATCGCCAATGCTCTCGGCCCACAGGGTCAAGCGGCTTTGTCTATCCCGCGCATAACACAATTCATCGCAAGCAAGATGAACATAAACCAAGAACTGCTTACCACACCGGAAGAGCAGCAAATGATGATGGAACAGATGCAGCAAGCAATGATGGCAGAACAAGGCCCACCCGCTGCAACTGATGGTGGGGCCACAATGGAGGCAATGCAATGAGTTCACCCGAAGGCTGGGAAGGATTAACCCAAGCTGTGAGTGAAGCGCCAAGAGCCGACGATATAGACATCCTATATGGTAAGGTTTTCAAGAGTTCTGAGGGGCAGAAGGTTCTAAGCCATTTGCGCAGCGTTACGATTGAGCAACCGACTTGGCACCCTGGAGAAGATGCGAGCTTTGGTTATGCTAGGACAGGAATGGCAGAGATTGTTCGTATGATTGAAAAAAGAATAGGAAGGTCAAACAATGGCTGAAGAAGCGGCAGCAGTAGAAGCGGATGCAGATGCACCGATGATTAACGTGGCAGAACCAGAGGCTCCCCAAGAGGATGCGCCTATTCCGGTTCACGAACAGCCACAGGAGGACATGCAGTCATCTGATGATGACGATGGGCCACTAGAGCGCCCTGAGTATTACCCTGCAAAGTTTTGGGATGAGGATGGCCCTGATGTTGAGAAGCTGGCGAAAAGTTACGCGGAGCTGGAAAAGAAGTTTAAGTCGGGCAAGCATAAAGCACCGGAGCAGTATGATATATCTTCATTGGCGGATCAGGGTTTGGACTCTGACGATCCGACTGTCGCCGTATATCAGGACTGGGCTAAGGAAAACGGGATTAGCCAGGATGCTTTCGAGGATCTTGCTGGTCGCGTCTTATCTATGGCGAAGGATGAGCAAGAGAGTGTCCAGTACGATCAGCGCGCTGAGATGGAGAAGCTAGGCTCTAATGCCTCTGAGAAGATCCAGATGACTGAGCGCATCTTGCAGAAAGCACCTCTCAACAACTCTGAGCGTGAAGCGATAGCATATTCTCTGAATAATGCCGACTCGATCAATGCGTTCCTAAAGTATCATCAGGCCATTACGAATGAGAACATTCCGATCAAGCCTGTGGTCGATCAACAAGACTTTACTAAGGAAGATCTTGAGTCGGCAATCGCAGATCCTCGCTGGAAAACTGATGCCGCTTGGCGCACAAAGATGGAACGTCAATGGTTCCAATCTCAGCAAAGAGCCTAAACTCTTGCAATAAGTATCGCTTGCGTGTATTTTGCCCTTAACGGCTAACCGCGCACCGGCCCGTTAGATGTAGTATTCTACTGGTTGGCGCGGCCATAACGCGCAAGCGACCGCCCGAACCTCGGATAACGGAAGCGTTTAATTGAAACGCAAAAGGAGGTTTTTGCAAATGGCGATTAACGTCTCAACCGCGTTTGTTGATCTTTTCGATTCTGAGGTCAAACAGGCGTATCAAGCCGAATCGTTGCTTCGCGGCACGATGCGGACACGCAGCGGAGTAGCTGGTAACACTGTAAAGTTCCCGACAATCGGGAAAGGTGTTGCAACACTTCGCGTTCCACAAACTGATGTTACTCCACTGAACATAACTTATGGTCAGGTAACTGCGACGATGGAAGATTACATCGCGGCAGAATATTCAGACATCTTCCAGCAATCGCACATCAACTTTGATGAGCGCTCTGAGTTGGTTCAAGTAGTATCTAAGTCTATTGCTCGTCGCATGGATCAGATCTGCATTGATGCTCTTAATGCTGCCACTGGCACATCTGCTGTTGCTACAACAGTAGGCCCAGGTGGTAACACTGACATGAACATCGAGAAGCTACGCGCAACAGCAAAAGCTCTTAATGAGAAGAACGTACCATCTGAAGGTCGTTACTTGTTGATGCATGCAACACAGCTCGATTCGTTGCTCGGTGAACAAGAGATCACTAGCCAAGACTTTGCTGCGGTAAAGGCTTTGGTTCAAGGTGAGATCAACACGTTCATGGGCTTTAACATTTTGACAATGGGTGATCGTGACGAAGGTGGTATTCCTAAGCCTTCTACTCGCACCTGTTTTGCCTGGCACAAAGATTCAATGGGCTATGCTGAGTCAATGTCGCAGAAAACCGAAGTGAATTATGTCCCAGAAAAGACATCTTTCTTGGTTAGCTCAATGTTCTCTGCCGGTTCAGTTGCAATCGACGGTGAAGGCATTGTCAAAATCGCTTGTACTGAAGCATAAGGAGAATAGGCAATGGCATTCGTAAGTAAAAATTGGTCAACTGTTGCTGCTTCTAAAAGCGGTGCTTCTCCTGCAATGTATAGCTATTCTTCCTCTACTGATAACCAGGCGGCTATTGCCGGTTCCGGTTACTTCAATACGGTAGAAGGCTTAATCACTACGGGCGATATGATCTACACATATGGAAGCGATGGCGGTCAGATCTGCATTGCAACCAACACTGCTGGCGTTATCACAACGGCAGTTCTAGTATAAGGTTGGGGGGCTTCGGCCCCCCTTCCCCACTAACAGGAGGGCAATATGGCCGCTGGTGATACCTCACTTTCAATCTGCTCGGATGCTCTTATCCTGTTGGGCGCAGCGCCCATTTCGTCGTTTACAGAGGGATCTGATGCAGCCCAGGCTTGCGACAGACTATATCCAGATGTACGCGATACACTCTTATCAAACTATCTTTGGAGCTGGAGCGTAAAGAAAGAGCAGCTTGGTCGCTTATCTTTCACGCCGGTAGATGAATGGAAGTATGCTTATCAGCTTCCTGGCGATATGCTCTCAGGCGTTATAGCGCTATTCCAAAGCTCAGGTCTTGGTCAACAGCCTATCCGGTATGGGTGGGAGATCTATGGCGATCAGATCTATACCAACTTTGAAGAGGTATTTATTGATTACCAAGGCTCGGTAGCAGAAAGCAAAATGCCGAATTACTTTGTGCGCTTGCTTCGTACTGCACTAGCCTCTGAGATTGCCTTCGTAATTACCGATCAAATATCCAAGGCAGATTATTTCCGCGCTCTAACATACGGAACACCGGCTGATAGTGGCCGTGGTGGTCTGATGCGCGAAGCAATGAATGTTGATAGTCGTGGCAAGCCGCCGCAAGTCATCGAGGATTATTCACTTATTGATGTGAGATACTAAAATGCGGATCATCCAGTTCCAAACCAATTTCTCGGTTGGCGAGCTTGATCCGCTTATTCGCGCTCGTACTGATCTACAGCAATATCAGAATGCTCTGGAAGAAGCGACGAATGTTATCATTCAGCCTCAGGGTGGATTTAAGCGCCGTGATGGTCTTGAGTTTATTTATGACTTCGGATCTACGTTTACAGACTTCAAGGTTATTCCCTTTGAGTTCAGCGTAAACGATAGCTATCTGTTGGTGCTCGTTAATCAGCGCATCTATGTGTTTAAGTCTGGCGTTCTGCAAACAAACATAAACGGCTCTGGCAATGATTACATCACGGCCACAGATATAACGACTGCCATGCTCGATGAGATCAACTACACGCAAGCGGTTGATACACTCATTCTCTGCCATGAAGATCTGCAAACCAAACGCCTGGTGAGAAACAGTGATACGTCTTGGACGCTGGAAAACTTGCCGCTAACCAATCTGCCGCAATATCCTTATGCGTTTGATACTCACCAGCCAAACTTTACGATTACGCCCAGCGCATCCACCGGCAATATTACGATTACCGCATCTGCCGTAACGACTGACAACGGCACGGCGCAAGGTGGTGGCGCAGATACAATTACGCTCAAAGCAGCAACATCATATACCGTCGATGATGAGCCTAATGGAATGTTCATAACCTTAACATCTGGCACTGGCGCAAGCCAAACGCGCCATGTTGAGGACTATGTTGCTTCCACAAAGGTTCTTACGGTTTATCCCGCGTGGGATACGGCTCCAGATGCTACAACTGGTTATAAGGTAGAGGCGTTTGCTCCCTCTGCTGTTGGTGAATATGCTCAGGTTCTCAGCACCTTTGGTCGCGCTCGATATGTAGAGTATGTATCTGCTACAGAAATGAAGGCCGTTGTTGAGGTCAACTTCTTTGACACCAGCGCAATCACTGCCGGTAACTGGGAAAGCGAGCATGGCTACGAGGATGTATGGTCAAACACTCGCGGGTGGCCAAAGTCTGCTGCATTCCATGAGGGCCGGTTATACTTCGGTGGATCTAAGTCGCGGCCCAATACCGTATGGGGTTCTGGCGTTATAAACTACTTTGACTTCAATCCTGGAACTGGCCTTGATGATGAAGCTGTAGAAGCAACGATCAACACCAATCAGCTTAACACGATTGTTAATCTCTTCTCAGGCAATGACTTCCGCATCTTTACAACCGGCGGTGAGTTCGTTGTTCTCCAGACTGGTGATAATCCTATTACACCGGCATCGTTCTTTGTTCGGCCACAAACGCGGCTGGGCGCAAAGGCTGGCATTCCGATTGAAGATCTTAACGGTGCGTCTGTGTTTATTCAGCGCCAGGGTAAATCTATCAATGCGTTCCAGTTTGGCGATACGACTGCATCGTACCAGATCCAGAATATCTCTGCTCTCAGCTCTCACTTGCTAAAAGATCCAACTGATATGGCTGCGCGTCGAGCGGCATCT